ATTCAGAAGGGATTGATTTATAAGAGTAGAAAAGCAATAGCAATTGCCAAAGAACTTGTCTACAAAGCTCTGTCTTCAATAACGATTAACAAAACTCTGAAATATACAGTTATTGTAACGCCAGCAAAGATTGAAAAATCTCTTAAATATAATTTAGTCCCAATAACTCGCATTGAAAAATCACTTGAATACGGAGTGGTATTGCCAACAGCGATTCAAAAGAGTTTGAAATATACAGTTCCAAGCTCGGTAAAAATAACAAAGGATTTAAAGTATTGCACTGTCTCAACGCCAGCAAAGACCGAAAAGAGTTTGAAGTATAACATTTTCTTAGGAGAGACAGCGATCCAAAAGGGGCTCATCTACAAGACGCTGGTTGAGTATTATATTCCACTCTCTTTGAAGTATGTTGTTATAGCTTCAGTCAAGATTGAGAAGTCCCTGAAATATGTAGTAGAGACGACACCTTCCGCCATAACAAAGGCGTTGAGATACGCCATCTACTTAGGGGCGACCCAGATACCCAAATCACTCCAATACTCTGTTAAAAAGGCACTCAAAGCGACAAAGGAGTTGACCTACAAGGCACTTCCGAGCATAGCCATTAACAAAACCCTCAAATACACCATTATAGCCACGCCAGCAGCGAAGCAGAAGGATCTGAAATACACCATTGTAATTACCCCAGAAAAGAAAACCAAGTCATTAAAGTATAATATATTCTTAGGGGCAATAGCGATCCAGAAATCTCTGCAATACGCAATCCTAACGATAACAAAACTCACAAAGGATTTAGAATATCAGGTGCTGACAATTCCTTCAGCGATTACGAAGGCACTGAAATATACAATAATTTCAGCTCCGAGTGCGATTGAGAAATCATTGAAATATACAGTGACGATTACTCCATCAGCAATTACAAAGGAACTTATCTATGCTGTTCTGACTCCAACAGGAATAACTAAATCCTTAAAATACACAGTAATTACAATTGCCAAGATTGAAAAAGGATTAGAATATCAGATAACTACCACGCCATCGGCAATAGAAAAAACACTGCACTATGAAGTTTTGACAGAAGATGCCATCACAAAACCCCTGAAGTACACGATCGCCATACCGTACGCGATCACGAAAACCACGAAGTACGTCATGAGGATCTACCCATACAAGAGGCAGGCCCTCGACCCATACCAAAAAAAGTCGAGTCCATATTCAAAACTAATTCACATTACTTGACAAGATTAAAGTGTGCTAAAATAAAATAACATGAAAGGATACACTTCAAGGCAGGAGGTGGAGAACTACCTCCTCATAACAATCGATGCGAGCTTCTACGACCAGATAGAGAGCTGGCAGGAGCAGATCGAGAAACACATCGACAAGCTGACCGGTCGCAACTTCGTGGCCGACGATGAGGCTACGGAGAAAAGCTACGACGGGGACGGAACGAAGACGCTGCTGATAGACGACTGCGTGAGCATCGATGAAATCAAAATCAACGACAAGGAGATCGACGAAGCAGACTACTACCTCTACCCGGCGAACGAGACACCGAAGAAAAAGATAGTCTTGGCCGGGACCGTATTCGCCAAGGGGAACCAGAATGTAACGATCAAGGCGAAGTGGGGATACTCGGTCGAGGCGCCGGACGACATAAAGTTCGCGGCAACCGTGATGGTGGCTGGGATAATAAACTACTCGCTGAACGCAGAAGGGGAGACGCAATCTGAGTCGATAGGATCCTACTCGGTCTCGTACAAGAACGAGAAGCAGTGGCAGGACTTCGACAGGATCCAGGCCATTTTGAAATACTATAAGAGATACATTTTCTAAAATGTCAATACGCAAATTTTACAACAAAACGGTTGACGTCCACAGGCTGACCGCGGAGAGCGGAGAGGGCCAGGGGGAGGCGTACGAGCTTCACCTGGAGGACATCAAGTGCCACATTCAGCCCCTCGAGGAGGCGTTCACCGAGGACCTTGACGGGAACTTCGGGATGGACTTTTCGATGTGGTGCGACCCGCTGAACATACTCGAGGGGGACAGGATCATTGACGACGACGATACCGAATACAAAGTCGTCGGGGTCAGGAGGCTCGAGTTCGGTAGCCCGAACGACCACATGGAGCTCAGGATCAGGATTTCAAATGATTAAGATAAAGGTAAAAATAAAGGGGCTCGACGAGCTGGTCAAAGGAACCAAGAAACTCACTCCACGGGCGGCCAGGGAGATATCGAAGGCGGTGCAGAAGTCAGTGAAGACGATCCACAACCGGGCCATAAAGGAGGCGCCGGTAAACAAAGGATTCGGAGGAGGAACCCTGAGGCAGAACATAAGATCCAGGATGACCAGCAAGTTCGGCGGGGTGATAGAATCCAACGCCTCTTACTCGGCCTACGTGCATGAGGGGACCAAGCCGCACATAATCAGGCCGGTGATGAAGAAGGTGCTGGCAGATAGGAGGACGAACAGAATCTTCGGAAAGAAGGTGATGCACCCCGGGACGAAGAAGAACCCGTTCATGGAAAGGGCCGTTCTCAGGAGCGTGAAAAAAATGGAGGAATTCTTTGACCAGGCTCTACGAAACATTTTGAAAGTGCTATAATAAAACAATGGCAGACACACTCAAGACAATAAAAGCGGTCGTAAAGGAAAAACTGGATGGGATAGATTCCATTAAGGAGGTGATCGACTATGCGGACGGAGACTTCAAGGAATACCCAGTGGCCGTTTTGACCTGCGACGGAGGGACAGGGGAGACGATCGATACGCACCGGAAAGAGAGGACGTTCAACTTCGTGATAAAACTCTACCAGGAGCAGAGCAGGGCGGGCAAGACCAAGGAGGAGGCGGACCGCATAATGACAAGTGCAGTGGACGACATTTTGATATTGTTTGACCAAGACGAAGACCTCGGCGGCCAAGTGGAGGTTGTGAGGGTGGTCGGCTTCGACCTGGACTTTAAGGTGGCGGCCGGGACGTACAATTTCGCCACGATCAGGGTGGACTGCGTGGTGATAGTCCCGAGCTACGAAGAAAGCTAAAAACATGAGATACGTCAATATTTCAAAAAGAGAGTTAACGGTCCCTGGCGTGGGACTGGTGGGACCGGGCAAGTCGGTCGACCTGCCGAAGGGGTTCCACAACGCCAACTTCCGGGAGAAGTCGTCTCTCGGGCCAACGAAAAGTCGAACCATAATAAAAATTAAAAAAAAGAGAAAAAGATCTAAAAAGAAATGAACTACTTAGCAGACAAAAGCTACATAGCAATAAAGCCACAGGTGGCGGCCGAAACTCCGGTGATCCCGGACAATTTCGCCCCGCTGATCAGCGAGAGCATCAGGTTAAACCCGAACTACGCCGCGGACCGGCGCATGAAGGGGATAGACTGGAAGTCGGACGACCTTCTTAAGGGACTGAGAAACGTGGCCGGGGACATCTCCGTCCACGGAGACCCAGATATCGTCGGGCACATCCTCAACATGGTATACGCCAAGGGCGTGACTGCGGGGAACGCGGCCAGCGGATACACCCACCCGTTCACGGTAGGAGACGGAAAGAACTACACCGTGGAAATTCCAAGGGGGGCGTACGCCCAGAGGATCTGGGGCGTTAGGGGAGACGGCCTGAGGATGGAATTCGTGGACAACAAGCTCGTACTGGTCCTCTCGATCAAGGCGCTCGGACAGTTCAACGGAGCTTCCCTGGCGGCGGCACTGACCGGACCAGGGATGACGACATGCGTGCTCAGCACGGACTATGACCTCAACCCGACGAAAGGGCTGCTGGCCGATGACGTGATAGTGATCGGCAGCAAGGAGATCAAGGTAGTCTCGCTCGACGCTGACGGAAAAACGATCAACTTCGGAGCGACAACCGTTACAGCATTAAAAGGAGCCCCGGTTTACCTCAAAGCGCAGACGCCGACATTCGGGACAATAGCCGAACCTTTCTACATGGGCAACGTGCTCGTGGGAATAGGGGTGGACGAGACGGCGGCGACGACAGCAGCCGGAGCAAAGGCGACGGCCACACCGTGCTACAATTTTGCCATGAACTTCAAAAATAACCTGTTGGACCAGCCGGCCTCCGGATCGATGGGGCCATCGGTGCTGCTCAACCAGGTGAAGGAAGGTGGAATCGAGCTCTCGAGGCTTTTCGAGAACCCGCAGCAATACCAGAAGTGGATCGAAAACATCAAACAGGCTCTGACCTCGATATTCACGGGCAGGTTCATAAACACCGCCCTGACGATATCGGAGGCGATGACGATGAAGTTTTACAAGGTCAAAATCATGGACAATGACCAGCCCTTGGAAACCGGAGCGTACATCTTCGATAAGCAGAACCTGGAAATCCTCTACGACACTGACGTGGATGCTGCCCTCGACATAGAGTTGGTCAACAAGACCACCGGCGTGGAATACGGCGACAGTGAAGAATCCTAAATCAAAAACAACACCATGGAAATAGACAAAATAATTAAAAAAATCGAGATCTCCGTACCAGGCAAAGACGTCAAGATAACCATTAAAGACGAGCTTTCCTGGTATGAGTTTCTCGAATCGCAGAAGATCAGGGACGCCGAGGCGAGGGGAATCTTTGTGATGGCAAAAATGATAACTGGCTGGAACATCACCGGCGAGGGCAAGAAGGTGCTGGAGATCACCGAGGAGAACATCAAGAGTCTCCCGGTGAGCATAATCCTGCCGGTCCTCGGCAAGGTGAACGAGCTGGTGCTTTCGAAGACCGAAAAAAAAAAGAGATAGAGAAGGGGCTCGTCCTATACCTCGAGAGAGTTAAGGGGGCCCCGCCTCTGGAATATCTGAACTTCCTCATCTGCAAAGAGATGGGCTGGACCCACAACGAACTCATGGACCAGCCCAGATCGGTCGTCGATCAGATGATAACCATGATAAATATAAAGGCTAAATTCGACGTGAGGAGAAATGGCGGATATTAGAAAAAAGGCAACCGTAGAAGTCAGGGCCGAGGACAAGACGAAGGCGGCCTTCGGCACCCTCGGAAAGAACATGGGGGCGCTGGAGAAAAAGAGCGGCGGCCTCGCTTCTTCGTTTGGAACCCTGGTAAAGGCGGCGGCCGGCCTCTTCATTTTCAAGCAGGTAGCCGACTTTATAGGGAAGTCGGTGAAAGCGGCGGGCATCCAGGAGACGATGAACGCCAGGCTGGCTGCCGGGCTCAAGGGACTCACCGGGGCGACCAACGACCAAGTGAAGGCGCTGATATCCTACGCCGGGGAGTTGCAGAAGGTCACAATGTACGCGGACGAGCAGATCATTGCCGCCCAGGGTATTTTGTCAACCTTTCAATTAACCAGTGAGCAGATCAGAGAAGCTACAGCGAGAGTGGTTGATATGGCAGCAGGAACAGAACGAGCCACCGGAGAGCAACAAGATCTGACCACTATCGCCATGGCCTTGGGTAGGGCCCTGACGATGGGGGTTGGGGCTTTGACCCGATATGGAGTGGTATTGTCGGACTCAGAGAAGGCAGCCATTCTGGCGGCCAAGGGGAACGAGAAACTGATGCTGATATTGGAGGCCCTTGATAAGAACTACAAGGGGATTGCCGAGGCCATGGGGCGCACCTACGCTGGGCAGCTCAAAATGTTCCAGAATCAGTGGGGGGACTTTCAGGAGCAGATAGGGTTCGGCGTGCTACCGGTGCTGGGCGAGACGATCAAGGCGCTATCCAACCTTAGCGGGGAGATGGGTAAGGGAACATCGGCATCCCTGTTCTTTTTCGATGCCTTGGGTGCCGTGGCACAGATAGGAATGCTGGTCACTAACTGGTATAGAAAGCTGGGGGTCGCGATGGAAAACGTGTGGCTTTCGGCCGAGATAGGGCAAGAAAAACTGAAAGGTTTACTTTTTTGGTACGAGGCCAACGAAGAATACATTGCAGGGCTTTCACGGGCGATTTTAGAAAACGACAAGAGATACGAGGATCTGACGGTAGAGATGGGAAAATTCCTTCTGGCACTCGACGAGCAGAGGAAGAACATAATCAAGGGCAAAGAGACCTGGGAGGACAGCACCAGCGCCATAGGCGGCAACGTAGACGCCATGGGCGAAGCCGGTGACGAAACCGAAGACCTTGCTAAGAAGATCAAGACGGCATTCGAATCGGTCGGGAAGACCATCGTCTCGAAGATGACAGAGTCGATCGAGAAGATAGCCGACCTCCGGAAGGAGATCCGGGACCTGGCGTCCGACACCGAGGAGGCGCTGGCCAAACAGGACGAGGCGTACAAGGAGGATCTGGCGAACATGGCCAGGAGCGCCCAGGAGAAAATAAACATCATTGACAAGGAGATAGCCGACGAGCAGAAGTTAATGAGCCAAGGGTGGAGAGGCAGAATAGCCGAGCTCGAGAAGGAGAAGGCGAAGGAGCAGAGCGTGCTCGACAGGATCAGGGGGGAGGGCGTGGACGCATCGGCCGAAGCCCTGAAGGATGAGCTGACACTGCTACAGGAGGCCAACCAGAAAAAGAGGGACGAGATCGCAGCGAACGCGGAAAAGGAGGCGGCCGAAAAGGAAACCCGGATATCGGAGATCCAGGTTTCGGCGACGAAAGCAGGGGCGGAGGCCATGAAACCGGGCGGGATAGAATCGCTCGTCAGCCGGGAGATGGCAGCCAAGCCATGGGAGACTTCTCCCACGCAGGCGATCTTCAACATAAACGTGGCCGGGGACATCGTCTCCGAGGACCAACTATTAACCAAGCTAATCAACGAGCTGAACCGCCTTGCCGGGCTGAAGCAGTTCAGCGGACAATAACATGCCATCTATAATGTACGACAATCTCGAAATACTGAACACGACTTACGTGCCGAGGTACGCCAAGCACGAATCCGCCCCGGAGCGGGAGCTGAACATGATCAGTCTCGCGAGGGAGAACGGATCCGTCATCATTTCGGACAAGTACGGGACCAAGAGGATCTTCTTCAGGGGGTACCTGACGGCGGCGACCGAGGCGGCACTGGACGCGCTGATAGACTCGTTCAAGGAGGTCTTCGGCAGGAGGCAGAAGGAGCTCAAGATTTCGTTCGCCGGGGGGACCAGGACGTATGTGGCCTCGTGCCTGAGACACGACTTTAATCGGGACCACTTCAACCTGCTATTCGTCCCGTGGACGGCCGAGTTTATTGTGCCGAAGGGGACCGGAGAAGACGCCAGCGAGACGCCACTGGTGACAAGCCAGGCTTGGAACGGGCTGAGCGACTACAATGTCTCCCCGACATTCGTCGGTAGCGCGGCACCGAAGCCGAGGATCTTTCTGCAATTCAAGGCAGCGCTCGTCGACACGTGTGGGCTTTCAATTAAAAACAACACCACCGGGGATGAGATAATCGTGACCAGGCCCTCGGGGTGGGGCAACGGAGATATTCTGGAGATAGACTGCCGGCTCAAGACGGTGAAGTACGCCGGCTATGAGGCAGCCTTTTACAAAATGTTCCCGTCGTTCCAGATCGGGGTGAATAGCCTGACCTTCAAGACGGTCGACATCATCGACCAGCAATCCTACGAGTGGGGGACAGGAATCAATAACAAGGTCTATGGGGGGGGCCACCTCGCTGCCCAGAGTTTCATGGTGCCTTACACCGACAAAACATACCGGCGACTTTTTCTGAAGGTGATGAAACAGGGGACACTGGCGAAGAATCTCCTGGCAAGCATCCAGACCGACAACGGAGGAGTACCGTCCGGGGACGTAGTCACCAACGCCACGTTCTCGTTCCCACACGCAACGATAGTAGACTACGCGTGGCATGACGCCACCTCGCCGGCAAACTTCACGCTCGCCGCGAACACGAAATACTGGATCGTTTCCGACGTCCAGGACGGCGGCGGGGACTCGAGCCACTACTACCAATGGCTCTCGGTCGGCGGAACAGAGGCCACCTACAAGAAAGGAAACGTGGCCACTACGATAAACGGGGCGGACGTTCCACCGGACTGGACAGACGTGCCGGACCAGGATCTGACTTTCAGGCTGGCCTACGGCGGGTACGGGGCGCAGAACGCCGACGTCAACATTAGATACTACAAGCAATACCTATAAAATGGCGAAAAGAATCTCAATAAAAGTTTACAGGCCGGACCGGACGTTCCTCAAAGAGTGGGACAACGCGAGGTTCTACGGGTTCGAAAAGGAGATCAATGGAGGGCTGAGCTCGTGCGAGCTGGCCCTCGGCGAGAAGTTCGACTACCAGGGGGGCGAGCTGGCCCTCGGGAACGAAGTCGATATTTTAATAACGGACAACGAGGCATCAAACCTCCTGGTCTACTCGGGATACATCTCGAACTACGAGCCGTGGGTGGAGGAAGGAAAGGAGGGGATAAAAATATACCTCCTCGGCCACTACACGAAGCTGGCGGCGGACATTCTGAAAAGCGGGACGCAGACGACGCTCTACACCAAGACCACGGACGGCCTGACGACGGTCTCCGGGGACATCTCGGCGGCCGAGGTGGCCGACGTGATCAAGGCCGTGCTGGACAGGTACCGGGCCGAGACCAAGAACCCCAAGATTTTATACTTCAAAAGCACGATCGAGGACACTGGCAACGACATGGAATACATCCTCGAGCAGAAGACGTACCGGGAGGCCCTGAACAAGGCGATAACCGTGACCCCGGCCGGGTGGTTCTGGTACATCGAC